CAATCGTACTTGCCGTGATTTAATTTATTCATAAACCAAGGAGCTACATTTGGTTGATCATAACTATTTTGTATCCATAGTATATTTGGTTTATCTATAACTAATGGTTTTTTTTCAGGAACTGAAATAGTAAGATTTACTTTATTTAAAAGTTCTTTAGATACGTGTTTTTGTAAATATTCTAATTGAATTTCTGATCCACCGTATGGTTGCATTACTTAGTTTTACCAAAAACCTGTAAAGATGCAACTGTTATTTTTAAATCTTGTTGTAAATCTTCTACTTTTGTGGATGTATTAGGATTAGCAACATCAGCATTAAACTCTTCAATACTTGAATAAACTTGTCCAGTAACTTTGTTTATAATTATTTCTTCTGCTTTAGCTGGTAATACTGGTACTTCAACACCATCAATGATTGTAGTTTTCATAGTCATTTATTATATATTTTATCTTCTTCCTTGTCCACGATACTCTTTTCTAGAGTTTCTTTTGTTTGGTCTTTTTGAATGTCTACCAGGTCTTTTTTTATTAGTGTGTTTAATAAAGGTACCTGAACCCGATTGTACTTTTCTAGCCATTCTCCTGTGTTCTATTTAATAATGCGTAAGATATAACACCTTGAATACTGGTGCTTGTCTCAGCTTGGATTTTAATAGCATCTGATTCTTCTAAAATCAATAGTGTACCTGCTGCATTAAATGTACAATCCGGAGGTACTTCTCCATTAAAGAATTCATAACTATTAGCTGCAGAACTATCATAAACATAAGCTGTAACGTCTATATGTTGATTAGAATAATTAGTAATAGCCACATTTTTGACTAAAGCTCTAGATTGAGCATCAATAGTTAATACAGTTGTGTTAGCAGTTGTTGTTAAATTAAATCCTTGGTTTTTATAAAATATACTCATGCTATACCGTTAAATCGTAAAATGAAATTGATCCTATAGCATCTCCTGTAGTAGCACCCGATACTACTCTAATACCTAATGTAAATGTATCAGATACTCCAGCAAGTGATGTTCCTAATTGATATGCAAAGTTATATCCTGTTGGCGCTGCTAATACTGCTCTTCCTTGTGCAGATGATGTTACATAATCATTTTGATAAATACCATTAACAGAAGTTGTCATTGCGGTAGCAGTTACATCATATTCCATATTACTTGATAAGGATGTCCAAGAAGCTCCAGTTAAAGTAGAATTTTTCATAATACATATTTCATAACTTTGATTTGTTGTAGGTAATACAATAATTCTATTTAATAATACAACAGCACCAGCAGATGTTGATTTTAATCTAATAGATACGAGAGGTAAAAATGTTGTACCTATAGTTCCAAGTAAAGTAGTTCTTCTTGCAACTGTATCTTGAACTGTTTGTTGATAGCCACCTTCTGAAATAACAGTAGAACAAATTTGTTTTAGAGCCAGTACCTGTTCCTGCAGTGTGTTCTATTTCATATCTAACTGGAAGTATAGCTGTTTCCATATATACTTTTGTTTTTCCAGTTTGGTTTGCACATTGAAAAGTATGACAAACAATAAGTTGTCCATTAATAATAAATCCACATCTAACATTACCAACACCTAACCATTCAAGGTCAGTCCAAAATATTTGAACTACTTCTAAATTTAAATCATATCCACTTGGTCCTGTTCCATCTAATTTATCTCCATTCCATGAAGATTGAGATACACTATTTGTATTTACTGGAGATCCAGATGTATTTGTTCTTATTGTAAATGATGGTTCTGATGTTCCGTTTTGTTCTAGATAAATTCCATTGTTTTCATCAAAATATCCAACTCTTTGTCTAAGATTTGCTTTTGCAACATTCATACAAAATGTTGTTAAAATCAACATACTTTTACCAGGTTGATATGGCATTCTTCTAAATGTTTGTCTTACTGCTTTACTTCCAGAAGTTGTATCAACACTCATATTTACAGAAGATTCATTTGTAGCAAATGTAATTGAAGCACCATTAACTGTGCTTGAACTAAATTGATCATCTTCTACGTATCTGTTTTGTGAATCAAATAATGTAAAAGGTTCTGATACTCTAAATCTTCCAAAAGCATCAATACTAGTTCCACCTGGAACTATAACTGTTGGATTAGAATCAGTTCCACTAGAACAACCTGATCCCGGTGTACCGTATAAAAATTGTGTAAATGCCAACTGTTCGTTCCTTAAATCTTGTTGAAAGGATGTATTAAGCTGATCCTTTATTGTTGTTAACGCTTGTATTATCTGCCTTTGATTATCAGGTGTAAATATAGGTGTTGGTTCTGGTATATATGCAGTTATCTTAGCCATTATCTTCTTCCATCAGGTTGTATATCTACCCTAAATACACCATAACGCCAAGTATCTCCTAATGCATCATTTTCTATTTTAAGACTAACTAATCTCGCACGCGCGCGCGTATCTACTTTATCTGTAGTTGATGATACCGTAAATGGCCCAATATATGTTTCTCCTTGAGCCGTGGTTGTATCAGCAGGATACGCTCTTAAATAAATAGTCACCTTTGCTGTTCCTTCAAGATTTTTAAAGTCAGGTATAAATCTTCTAATTTTTGTAAAGTATTCACCATCTCCATCTAAATCTAAATCAAAGTCTCCTGACCTAACATAAGCAGATATAGCTAAACTTGTAGTCGTAGTACTTGTTAACTGTAATATTTCATTAACACCTGTTTCATGTGCAAAGTAATAAGAACCACTTGCAGTTACACCGTTGATTGTTGGTGTAGTTGGTAATGCTGTTGAATCATATTTAGTTGCATAAGGTAATGTGAATACACTTGCATCATTCCATGTTGTTCTAGCTAATGTTCCTGTTGACCAAGTATTATCAACATAGTTATATGTTACAATTCTATCAAGGTTATTAGATCCACTTTTTGCATAAAACCATTGTACTTCTTCAAATAAATTATTAGATCCTGCAAATACTAATTCTCCTTGTGTATAATTAATACCTAAATTATCCTCACCGATAGTTGTAAATACAAAGTCTTCAACTAATGAAGGTAAGTCTTTAACTGTACCATCAAACATAAAGAATCCACCAGAGTCACCCATCCAGAACACCATACCGTTAGCAAAAACTGCACCATGTTGACCAATCGCTCCACAGTTTGATGCAACCTGTCTAATACTAAATGTAAATGGTGGACCCACAAACTGCATAGTATAGGCAGCGTTATCTGTTAAAACTAAAACATAATCTTTACCTTTAACAGCACAAATAATTCTTGTACCATTATCTAATCTAAATGATCCTGCTGTGTTTGTAGAAGTTGGGTTATAAACTTCTAAATCTTCTTGATCAGAAAATCTTATAAGCATTGGATCAAAGCTCGAAGGATCTCCAATACTTGCTTCTGTACCAAAATGAATTAAATGTCTATCTCTATCTGATACAAGTGTAAGAGTGGTTTTAGTTGGATTATTAGGTATTAATGTAGCTCTTGTACTAACACCTGTACCTGCATTTGGATCCCAAGAAAAAGTAGCACTGTTTCTAATTGTTGCAATTAATAATTCTCCATAGTTATCTAAAGACCAGTTAGCTGCATCAATTGTTGTATTAGATGTTGTTCTTGCTGTACCCCAAGTAGATAAGCCCCACGTACCCGCACCCCATCCATAACCTAATGTTGAAATTAAAGGACCTACAAAATAATAAGGTGTACAAGTAGCAGAACCAGCAGCAGCCGTTGTGCCTGATGCATTAGTTGCCATTTTAATTGTAAATGTACCTGTCGTTGGTGTTGTTTGAATTTCAAACGTATTAGTTGTAAAATCTGCTGCAACATACCCAGATCCAACAGGTGCAGTAACAACTGTAAATACAATTAAGTCACCTGGATCTAGTCCATGTGATGCTTTATTAACTGTTACAGTAGAGGATCCTGATGTCGTATCAAAAGTACAAGCTGCAAGTGCAGATGATGTATCTAATGGAGTTATATCGTAAAATGTGTTATCAAAATAAATGTATAGTATTTTATCTGTACCAAGAGCTGCATATTTTCTACCAGTTAAATCAGCCCATGAATGTTGAGCTCTAACTGCACCAACTAATATATCACTTGTTAATTGTGACCACCCCCCAATCTTTTCAGGTGAACCATATCTAAATCTTATATTATCTCCTTCAATCCACTGACCTTCTGCTTGAGAAGCAGTAGCTTGTTTATTTAAACCAGGAACTAAATTAAATTTTTTAAGTGGCATATTATAACTGTTGTAAAGGGAATCTTATTACTACTAATCCATTTTGTGCTGGCCCCCCATTAGTAGCACTTCCAGCACCATAGTTACCATTATTATAAGGATCTGCACTATTACCAGCAGCCCCTCCTGCTTGATTTCCATTATTTCCGTTTGTAACTGTTGTTCCTAAATTTGTACCACCGGCTCCACCTCCTCCACCTGCAAAATCTCCTCCTGGTGGTTGACCACAACCTCCTCCAATTAAACCACCTGCTCCGCCTCCACCATTACTTTGATCCCCACCAGCATCACTTCCAGATATTCCATTACTATCACTGCTTGCACCTACACTACCACCAGCGCCTGTACCAGCTTGACCATTTTGATTACTTCCTCCTCCATTACCTGCAAAATTTCCTCGTTCTTGTCCACCACCTCCACCACCTCCAGCCGCTACTGCTAAAAATGTTGTACCTCTTAATAACCCAGAAGCTCCTCCACCCCCGCCTCCCCACGAAGAAAAT